ATTAAAGACCAAATAAACACACTATCACTAGCAGCTGTACTAGGTCAGAAGCTAGTAGGAGAATCAGCAGAGGCCAAACAGATAGATAGATCACAGAATGATTCGACCATGATGGTAATAGCACAGCAGATGCAAGATTTAATAGATAACTGCTTAAGATTTCACAGCCAATACTTAAATGAACCTAATGCAGGTAGCTCTTTTGTTAATAGAGACTTTGTTTCTTCAAGATTACAACCACAGGAAATAACCAGCCTACTAACTTTATTTACTGCTGGAACTATTACACAGGAAACATTATTGAACCAGTTATCTGCTGGAGAAGTTTTAGGAGATGACTTTGACGTAGAGGAAGAGATTGAAGGTACACAAAGCGGTGGCCTAACAGAATCAGAACCACCTGAAGAGCCAGACCCTGAGCCTGAAGTTGAAGAAGAGGAGGCACCAGAGGAAGAATGATAAATGAGTATTCCAGAGGTATTCT